GAGTTTCCTTGCTGAAGAACTGCACCGAGTGTCATGTCACCACGCGGGTCAGCAGACCATGGGATTAGATCAGGATAGAATCTGTTTTTTAGTTCAAGATCCACGTTGGTCTTATCTATACCTGTTGAAATAGACATTTTGTTCTGTGTTATACAATAAACCTATAAAAAAAAAATATGTTCTAAATGTAAAAGATGGCTTTTTTATTAAACCCGTATAATGACTCTAACATTCCGTCTAAATCCGTCATGTATCAGATGGAGCGTGCATCGTATGCATCACCACAAGCGGACTCACAGCCACAAATTCCAGGTTGGGATCAGGTCTTCAAGTCACCTACACTAAACATTTTCAAGCCGGTAGATGCCGCAAAGATCTTTGTCGTAGCCATTCGCGGCACAGCCGATTTTACAGATTTCAAGGCGTGGTTGCCTACTATTTGGAATGGTTTAGAAGGCACGAATCGCTGGGCCAAGGATTATAATGATTTAACACAATTTCAAGAAGTTTATTCTCCACATGAATACACTTACTATGGCGTAGCTCATTCTCTCGGCGGTGAGATTCTGGACCAGTTCATCAAGAAGGGCATGATCAAGGCCGGCATCAGTTACAATCCTGCAATCCAGACCAGCGACATTCCAGATGAAGATCTGGCGAAGAAGAATTACCGGATCTATGCAAGTGGCGACCCTCTTTATAAGCTCATGGGGAGATGGAACCACCCAAGCGAAGTTCGTCAAAGCCCTACGTCCTGGTTTGATACATTCAAGCCGTTTCTGTTGGACGCTTTTACCGGCTACAAGCAGCACATCTTGGCCAACCCCCTTTTTCAAGGTGGAGCTGTTCCAACCAATCCCAAGCTCTACGACAAGGCAAAACAGATCGTTTATGCGCAATATGATAAACCATCGGCTTACCGCAGCGGCGCGCTCGTGAAAAAATACAAGGAGCTTGGCGGCAAGTTCAAAGAGGAAGGTGAGCGCAATTTGCAGCGCTGGTTTCGCGAGAATTGGGCCGACGTAGGTAATGAATCGTATCCGGTTTATCGCCCAACTAAGCGGATCAACAAGAACACACCCAAGACACTTCAGGAAATTCCGAAAGAGCGGCTAAAGGAACAGATTGCACTCAAGCAAAAAATCAAAGGTAAAAAGAATCTGCCGCCGTTTTAATTCCGAATTTTTTATCTTGTCGTAGTGTAAGAATGCCTGTAGTTACACATGTTGTTAGAGCCATTTTTGCTTACCCCTTTGCCGCGAAAGTTTGGGACAAGTTGCCGCGGTGTCTCAGCATATCAGCATGGAAAAAAAGTGTTAGTGCGCACAGATCACAGCCGGACTTACCTTAGATGACGCGAATGAACTTCAGCCCATCTCGTTCAATCTCCTTGATTTCTCCTCCTGGAACCTTTTCAACTTGGAAAGGCGTTCCCCAGTTGCGTTCAACCCTGAACACATCGTTTTTCTCATTCACGATGTAACCGCCCTGAGATCCGCCACCCCAGCACTCGTAGTAGCGGCAGTTGTGGAATTCTTTGAGATGCTCATGTTCGCCGCAAAATTGTCCAAAGTTGTCTGTCTCGTAATAAACCTGCATCTCATCGTCCTCGTCCTCGTCTTCTTCCTCCTCTTCTTTGAAGCAGCTTTTGCATGGTTGCGTTAGAACATCTCCTTCAAGAAATTTGCTGACTGGTTCCCATTTTTTGCAAACCTTGCAGAATCCTTGGTCCTCGTCTTCATTCAGTTCAACTGCCTTGTTGAGTGCATCAAGTTCCCTCTTGAGTCGCAAAGCGCTTCCCAGTTCATTTGTGATTGCGACAGCGTCAAACTGAGGGTAGTCAAGGTTTTCTTCGCGGCAGATGTCCTTCAATCTTCCAAAGATGTAGTCCTCCACTTGATCAAACGCGATGCAGTCACCGCAGCAGTCATGTTCTTCTTCTTCCTCCTCTTCTTTCAGTTTTGCCTTGAGTTCATCAATTTCCGCCATCATTTCCAGATGATCTTTTTGAAGGAGTGGAATGACGCGTCTCGCCTCCGCAAGTTCCTCTTTGAGTGGGAGCAAATCCTCTTCCCAGCAAAAGACCATCTCTCTCGGAACAAGCTCGTCTTCAATTTGTCTATTCAAATCCTTCACTTTCGCTTTGAGTTTTTCGTTCTCTTCTTTGAGATCCTCTATTTCTTGACAAACAACTCTTCCTTCACCAACTTTGTTTCCATTCTGATCCAGTTTGTATTTCACAACCAACTTCCTCCCGTTCTTGAGTTTTTCGTTCTCTTCCCTGAGACGCAGGTTTTGCTCTCTTGCTTGTCTGAGTTGCTCTTCCAGAAGCTCCACTCCGAGTTTGAGTGTCGCCTTCGTCATTTTGCTTGTGTCTTTGCTTGTCATTTCTGATTTTTCGCTGTGTTCCATTTGTTGTGATTAACTGCCTTCAATTTTCCGGCAGCGAAAAACAATTCAATTTTTTTTTTTAATAATGAAAATCATCATGAAAATCATGAAAAAAAATGAGGTCTTACCCTGCCTCTTTTTTTTTTACTTACTTGCGTGCTGCTGCAGCTTTCTTCAAACGGATCGTGATCTTCTTGGCGACGGCAGACAGAGGTGCCTCTTCATCATCGCTTTCAGATGATGATGGGGAAGGAAGTGAGTCGTGTTCAACCCGGAAGGCCTTCAAGAAGTCGTTGTTCTGTTGCCGGATAGGAGCAGGAACAGGAGGGTCCCCTGAACGTCCAACGAAGAAGTGTTGGAGCATCTTTGCATCAGGGTTCAGTTGAAAGCGGAAGCGCTCCTTCGTGATTGGGAAATTGCCTTCGTAACTCCTGGGTTGTTCATTTTCCGATTTGCACTTCTCCAAGAAGTAACCATTCTCCGAGAAGTGTGCCTTGAATGTCTTACCTTTCTTGTTCGTGTAGTCCTTGATGGTTGTGAAAACGCCGACCGAGCTTGACTGGATTCCTTCTCTCCAAAGACCCAGCTTGAGAACGATGGGCCAAACATGTTCCTCTTTGAGAACTCCAGCAAGCGCGAGCTTGGTGTTCTCGTGGAGAAGAGTGCAGAGGTTCTGCTGTGCATGTTCCTTGAAGGTTCTCTGCCTGATGATCTGCTGCTTGAGACCTTGTTCCATGCTGACGTTCTGTTGTTGTTGTTGTTCCATTCTGATTTTGACGCGTGTTCCAATTGTTCTGATTAAACTACTTCAATTTTATTTCCAAGAAAAAACAAATCAATTTTTTTTTTTAATAGTGAAAAATCGGACCCACATCGGATCGTTTTTTTGAAATCCTTTTTTATTCATTTTGAAAAAAAATTGATTTGTTTTGCTGATAAACTTAAGAGGAGGCAATTCAACAACAACAAGAACAAGAACGATGAGCACAAGGGTAGAACTAATGCAAGCAAATCAGAAGTGGGCGGCGTCCGCAATTGATATTGGTGGAATGATTGCGAATTTGCAACATGATCTGGACAGGGAGCGCGAATGGGCGAAGACGATGAAGGCACACTACGAGGCGAAACTGGAGAGAAAAAGGGACAAAATTCATCAGCTGGGAGTGGCGCTCAAAACAGCTGGCGCCTGCATGGTTCAGCAGATGCAGTTGAGCGGTGGAAAAGTCACAGAAGCCGAACTGAAAGCAATCTTGTTTCCGAAAGCGCCTTACGAATGCACGTCTTGCGGGTCTGGAATGGCCACTAAAGATGGATTCAAATGGTTAGACGATCGCTGCACTTACGAGTGTCTGAGTTGTTTTGAAGCTGGTTGGGACGAGTGAAAAAGGTGAGTGAAAATTGAGGCAGGGTAAGTCCTCTTTTTTTTCATGATTTTTGATTTTCCATTTTCAAAAAAATTGATTCATTTTCCTCGCCGGAAAATTGAAGGCAGTTAATCACAACAATTGGAACACAGCGACAAATCAAAAATGGAAAGAACACCCGAATTGACCGAACTTGCAAAGTTGCTCTACGAAAGGATCCAGGACTGCGCTGATCGTTGCAACAGATTTGAGTTTCACATTCCCTCCAACAATCCGGAACTTGAACATTTCAAAGCGCACATTTATTTTGGACTCTTTGACTCAAAAAAAAAGATGTTCTGTGGCTACAACATCACTTCTCGCAAAATCGCCAATCGGAGCGAACACAGCGAATTAAAAAGATACGAATTTTATGGCGAAGTTACTGATCATGAACTTCACGAACTCTCAGAATTGGACGAACCTGGAGTTTGCAGGTTGATTGCAGATCGGATTGTCGCAATTGATGCGATGATTAACGGCTTGGTTTGCGACAAACTCAGGGGCGGTTTTGTGGATCCAAAAGATGAAAGGGAAAAGGCACACATGCAGATTAACCGCCTTGTTATGAAGGTGTTCAATCACAGAAAAACTGACGATCATTCCAAATGCTGTGTTTGTGATGATCCAACTGAGACAAAAACCAAATGCAAACATCATCTCTGCATCTTGTGCTGGAACAAACTTCAAAAGCTGACCTGCCCTTGCTGCAGAACAGACATTTCCGATGTAACCAACGACAGCGACAGCGACAGCGACGAGGACTAAAAGGGTGTGGAAAAAAATGAGGTCTTACCCTGCCTCTTTTTTTTTTGGTTCGCTGCTCACTCTGCGAAGATCTTCATGAGTTCAATTTTTTCTTTTCTGGTAATCGTTTTTTCCTTGATCTTCTTCACCTTCTCAAGAACAGCGCTGAGCTGTTGCTTGTTTAGAACCAACAGCTGAGTTTTGCAGGCCCAAGCGATGCATTCGTCAAGTTGTTTGTCTGAAGCAGTCGCGTAGAACTCATCGTTGGATTCGTCGTCTTTGATTTGGCCGATCGTCTTTCTGCATTCGTCAAGGTGAGCGCCAATCGCCTTTCTCTCTTCGCTGTCCTTGAAATGAGTTCTTGATTTTTGTTCGTAATAATTAGGTCCCTGTCCATGTCCGCGGCAAGCAAGGGCGCAGCTCTTCCTGTGAAGTCGCTTCACAAGCTCCAAGCCATTTCTTGCATTCTCTCCTCCTTTGATTTGTTTTTCGTAACCACATTCGCAAATGTAGAACCCTTGATCACGGATAGTAACTTCTCCTCTTCTGTTCATGTTGTCTGTGTCTTTGTAGAAACGCTGACCCTTATTATCCAATCCAAAAAGCAATTCAATTTTTTTCATTTATAGTGAAAAATTGAATCCACATCGGAACGAATTAGTCACTCGCCCGCTCAACGCTTATTCACGTAATTCGCCGCAATCTCATCGTAACTGAGGCCTGTGTCCTCCTTGAGTTCCTTCATGTAGTCAATAAACTCATGCAGATCTTGGTTGTGATTGAGGAGCTGATTAATGCGCATCACGCAGTAGGCACCACAAGTCGCCACTCCGTCCTTTTTGCTTTGAAAAGCAACCGGGTTGTGAATCGCCTTGAATCTCTTGCCGGCCTTCTTAAGCAACATGGACAACCAGGGTTTTCCTTCACCCAGCGCCTCGCGCTCAGGCAGCGACGTCCAGTAAAGCGGGCCGTCAATCTTGGAGCCGTAGGAGCAGAAAAATTCAATTGTGTTGCCGTAGCGCATGATGCAAACAAAGTGTCCGTCGTTTGGTCGGTGCTGGTAGAGAAGAAACACATGCGATTTTGCTTCAGGAAGCACCTGTTCTATGTCGTCGTAGTCAGCCAAATCTGCGTAGCGCATCACGCGGGCTTTCGGAAAATAAGAACGAATGTCGCCATCGTCCATCGGCTCGTGAATGATCTTATCCACAATTGGATTCTCCTTCTTGCTAACCAGTTCGTCCTCATCGGGCATCACTCGCATCTGCCTTCCTTCACCCATGACGCGAAACTGCTTGCTTTGTCCGTAGCGTTTTCTGCCTTCTGTGAATTCACCTGATTTAACGTAACCCTGCTTGTTCTTTGCACCTTCAGGGCGGCCACCAATCGGCAGGGGTTTTCCACCACACGTTGCAGCCCGAAATTTATGCATTTTAGCGGGGTCGTAGTCCTCATGTGCAAATTTTTTTGCAACGAATCCGCAGAATTTTTTTTTCTGTGGTTTTTGTTTTGTGAGGTTGTTGTTGCGCGTTGTGTGTCCTTTAGGATTATGCGCAACGCCGCCCATGAGATAATCCAAAGCTTTATCCGCTAATTTACTCCCCACCCACTTAGCACCTTTGTTAAGTAAATCCGTCGTAGCCGGGTGTTGCCCTACCTGAGCAAGAAAATCGTCCAGCGGTCCCGCACCTTGCAAGTGATAAAACGGGTTTGTTGTTCTTCTTTCATTTTCAATCCAGTCAAACTCGGGTTCGTGGTTTTGGAATTGTGGAAGCAGGTTTCCATCTTTGTCAAACGGATTGATCATGCCGCCACGTTTGTTGTCTTGGCGGTATTTGCCCGGCGCTTTTTGCGAGTAGTAGTAACGCTGCATCATCATCTCCTCCGGTTCGTCATCAAAAACAGGCGGCGGCTGATTTGGCTTGTCGTAGTGCTTCTTGATGTCTTCAATCGTAGGTGGAATGAACTCGCCATCGGGTCCAAACCCGTTGCCCACCATAAACATCATCGGATTATTGGGGTCGTAGGGTTGCGGTTTGAGGAATGTTTCAGGGTCAAAATTATCACCAAATACAAACTTTGGTTGCTCTGGGGGAGGCGCTTCAACTTCTTCCTCTTCATCGTATCCCCAATTACGAGGATCATCGCCCTCTTTGCGCATGTTCACCTCGTTATCTTTTGCAGCACCTCGCAGGTGATAAAAAGGGTTTCGCTCACCAAGCTTCTTCGCCATCGCTGTTGCTTCTCCCTGCTGATCTTTGGCTTCTTTTAGCAACGCTTTTCCGGTCTTGTTTAGAAGACCTACGATCTTGCGATGTTCCTTGTAGTAAGCAGGTTGCGCCATTTTCACGGGCGCTGCACCCGATCCAAACTTGAACCCTGAGAACATATCAGCTAAAGTCGGCGCAGCTGCTTCTCTTTCTTTCCTTTCTCTCTCTTCTATCTCTTCACGCTTTTTCTTTGATTTTGCTTCCTTCTCTTCTTTCGTCATGAATTGGTCTTTTATATCGTCAATCATATCGTCCAAGTCGTAGGAGGGAAGGGGTGGCGGTGTCTCACCTCGTGCCTCCATGTCGGCTCTTTCTTGCGCTATGCGTTGTGCTTGTTGAACCAAAAAATCCATTTTTTATTTATAAAATAAGCACACATTTTATTTTATAAACTTGTCGCCAATTTAGCTTGTTCTGCTACATAGCGCTCAGCTTCTCTTTCCTTCCTACGACGTTCTGAAATTTCCTCACGATGCTTGACGTAATAAGCGTGGGAGGATTTACGGCATATTGCCTTATACTTGTCAGGGTGGGATTCGCGCCAGCGATACACAGCTGCACGAACTGCTTTTTTACGTTCCGGTCTAACGCCCGGTTTGGCTTCTGTTTCAGTTTGCGTTGATTCTTGTGACGACATGTGATCCTTTAAGTATTATCAGTATATCGCTTTATATATATTTGGGATATATTTATTTAAGAATGTAATCCTTTTGTTGCCCCACAGAGTGTCCCATAGCGGCCGAATCATCTTCCATCTCTTTCGTTACATTTCCGTATTTTTGAGTTAAGTATATGTGACGTAGGGCAGATGAGCCAACGCCCTTCCCAAGCACAGAATTAATAATACGCGTTATGCTGTTGAGTTGATGCAGAGGTTCGCCATCTTTGAAGACCAAAAAGGGAACAGGATCCTTTCTTTGCTTACGCCCCTCCCATAGAAGCGGGTGGTGCTTCAGATAAAGGGTGATCACCGATTTCAATTCGGGAACGATACTTTGTCTGAACTCACCATACTTTTTACTGGTTTTATATTTATTGAAAATAAACTCTCCACCTTTTGTTGCTAAATAATTGTGGGAATCCGGCATGTCTTCATTATAGGCCGGCACTATCACCATTTCAAGATAGTCGCCGTTCCTGCGAGGAGGTTGCAACACATAAAGCGAGAGAATCGTAAATTTCAACAAATTCATATAATCGGCTTCTTTGCTAAAGTCCTTCGTCTCTGCAACTTTGTTTTTCAGCGCCTCGTAACGTTCCAAAACATTATCCCACGACGGCAGATCTTCCTTGCTTTTTCCTCCAGATTCCTTAATGTCCTTGTTCATCGTCATCATCATATTATAATACTCGCCGTAAAGCTTCTTGTGCTTCGCGGAATCTCCGGCTAAATTCAGGGCGCTCACAACTGCAATAATAAAATTTCGCTTCGTGGTTTCCGCATACTGACTGATGAGCTCCATAACCTTCTTGGGTTGTGTAAGAAATTTAAAATCGTTCATCGGCTGGTTGTTGTTCAACTTTTTCAAGTTCTTCATGTAGAGGACGATGGTGTTGGGACTCAGTCCCTTCTCCTCAAACTTCTTTGCAAGTGCAACTTCAAAGGGCGTCGTATTCACGGCAACGGGGGTCGTAGGCATTATTACTAAACTATATATAGTAATAATATTATTTTTTATATTTTTTACCGCCATAATAACCAACTTAAGTATCCTCGTTTTTGCGCTTTTTGTTTTTGTGAAAGATGATCGTCCTCTTTTTCCACCTCAATTATCTCTATGCCTAAATCATAGTCCGCAGGCAATTCTTCGCCAATCACAATTCGCCGACGAACGCCAATTTCAACAATTCTGCACCCATTATTACTTGTGTATTCTTCTACAAATACACTACGTTCAGCTTCTGTTAGTTCCTCCTTCTTAGGCATGCCTAAAGGTTCTCTACATGGTTCATCTAATCGGTGATGAGCCCTTCTTCCTTTTCCCATTCTTTTTGTTCTGTATATAATCTAAATACAGAAAAAAAAATACCCCTAAATCCGCTGGGGTTAAATTACTTACTCGTTTTCACTATCAGTATCTGGTTGTGCGCCAAGCTTGAGTGTCTTCTGTCCCTTGATCTGCTTTACAACTTTCTTCTTGGCTGGAACCATGACGGGCGCAGCTGCAGGAGGGAGGTTGGGCGCCGCATCTTCACTCGTATCTTCCACCTGTCCGCTCGCTGCAAAATCTTCTTCATTAAAGATTCCCTTCTCAACATAGTAGTTCCACAATTCATTTAAACGAAACAATCTGAAGTTGTTGCCGCCACCACGCTTGATCTCCGTCGCCTTCCAACCTTTTCCCGGCTCACCACCCCAATAAGACACATCATGATTGTTGATGCGCGAACTCAATCCATTTGCATTTGTGTTGTATGCTTTTCGTTCAAATCCCTCATTTTCACAGAATCTCACAAAATCCGCGAACACCTGCGCACCCGGAAGTTCCTTAGTTGTGACTTCCTTGATTGCCCTTGTTTCCTCAGGCAATCTGCGCCATGTAACCGCCATGTCCTCCAGCCAAGAATCAATCGGCTCCTTGTTGCTCTTCTCAAGATTGAGCTGAAATTCGGTTTTCGGAGTTTCCTTCTGCATAAAGTCTCCAGTATCACGGGCCATGAGCCAATCGTAAATGGTTTTCCAAGCAGAGTTGTCTGCTGTATCAAGCAGAAGCTGATTCCATTTTGCCCAGTAGGCCATGTCGCCTTTCTTGTGATCACTCATCTTCAGCGCAAACATGCGGCGATCGCCATCTTGCATTTGAACACCGCCGTCCGGCGAATTCGTATGCACCATGAACCGATGATGTGACGTCATGATGTGTGCAGGACAGAATTTGTTATTGATTGTCATGTTTTCTTCTGTGATGTAATTTTTCAATTGCCCTTCAGCCGCAGCCGCAACTTTTTTCTCGCTTTCATCTAAAATCACCAAAATCGCCTGCTCCATCATCGGATTAAAGTCGCCCCAAACATCTCTGGCCGGATTCTCAGATTGAAACACTCGGTTTGCACCAAGTATGCGCTTAAGGATTCGCGTCAGCGTTCCTTTTCCGCTTCCTTGTTTGCTCACCAAAACAGGACACTTGCCCGGTTTTATCTCGGGGCGCTGCACAATATGGGCCAACCAATCCATCATGTAATCGTATTGCGGAGTCGGGAATTTCACGTCGCCCTTGTATTCCTTGTGTCCGCAGATCACATGTTTCACGAAATAAATGAAATCGTCCAAAACGTCCTGTCTCCATGTGAATTCCTCCACTCGCTCCATTTTGAAGGGAACCCACATATTGAACTCATTTGGCGGGCATGCTGCAGGATTGGGGTAAATGTTCATTCTGTCATACGTGCGCAGTTCGTCGTTGTTTGTTATCCACGTATTTATGAAACTGATTTTCCGGCCCTTGTCATCATAACCGCACCACAGCCGGTTATAAGCTTCTTTCATTTTTGCCTGACTGCGTATGATGATCTCGCCGTTGGGTTCAACTTCAACGTAAGACGCGACATTTTGAATGAAGCAGCGCGTTTTCTCAAACTCTTCAGCCATCGCTGGAAAGGACATGTCGCCAGTCAATTTCTTTGCCTCACAAGTCACCGGTGCAGCCATCACGGAAACCATCTGCTCTTGGATATCAAATTTGTCATCAAATGGCTTGCAAGTCCAGTTCAACTCAAAACCGGTTCCCTCATGTGTAATGTCCATGAATTTCTCAAGAAGGTCATTCTCAGTTTTGCCGGTTCGTTTGCACCATTTTTCAACCAGCTCCTTCACAAGAACAAAGCCGTCATAAATGTAGCCGAAAATCACTTTGTCTTTGTAGGCATCGCTTTCCGTCTTGGTGAGCAAACCTTCCTTCTCACACCATTCAAGCACCTTTGCAACAACCTTCACTTCGTAATGCTGGAACCAAACAGACATCATGGATCGCATCGCCGCCTTTGCAAGTCCTTCATCGTCGCCTGCTCTGAATTTGTCCGGCTCCTTCATCACTTTTTGACGCATGCTTTCATAGAGCTCAGGGTTGGCTTGTTTGATTTTAATGCGGATCGCCAAAATTTCCTTTTGAACTTTGTATGCAAGGGGTTCATCATACCATTCAGGAATTCCGCCGCCATTCAACAGCGTTGTCCAAATCTTTTTTATATCATCACGTGATTTTTGGTATTTTTCCATGCCTCTTGTAAGAATTTCTTTGCGATAGCAGCAGAAGCGTTCCAAGTTTTCGCATTTATCGCCTTCGTCAGTCGCGACGTTGCAAGTGATGACCGCCTGAGCATTTTCAATATCAAAATCAAGGTGAGAATCATCAAGAATCGTGTTGCGACTGAAGCGCTCCATCGCACGAAACGTCAAGGAGTCATCGCCGATCACTCGGCCCCAGCCATGTTTCGGGCGGTGCAGAACGCATTTCTTCAATTTCGTATCTTTTCTGATGTTGCGATAATAACATTCATTCTGTTCCTTAATGCTGTTGAAGCCGCATTTTTTGTTGTCTTTTCGGGTAAGTTGGCTCAGATGTTTATCTTTGCGCGCTTCAATCACTTCTTGGGGCAGAATCTTCAACGCCTTAAACCGATTCGGCTCAGGCACATATTCAAAGTAAGTTCTTCCATCAAGCCATGTCTTCTCACGCTGAATCGCGTAAGAGCATTTGGGCTTCAAAATTTCGCAGGCAGGGCCAGCGGGTTCTTCGGCGGGGGCGGGTTGCATTTGATTTGCTGATACACTCTTTAGAGCGGTCTTTTTAAGTAGTTTTGCTGATAAAGTGTTTTCGTGGATTTGCGACGGAGCAGACATAGTGGAGGTTCTTGTTATACATATACGCAAGAAAAAAAATCTTCAATTTTATTTTTAATTAAAAGAAAAAAGAATGCAAAAATCAAAATTCTCCTAAAGAATGTAAAAATGTAAAAAAAAACATGCACAAAAAAAAACAAGGATCGCCGACCGACCGATGTGGAGCATCGGAGCTGGAGCAGCCGTTTAAAAAGTTATAAAGTGGGAGTTTTTGCGAACTTTGGCTAAATTTGCGCACACCTCCAGTTACTTCCACCCGAAATTTTGCGCACCTTTTCAAAAGAGCTCCGGTCCTCCGGCCGCCCCGTGTTTTGCTGATAACCCGGAGCAGCGGAGCTGGAGCATGCATTTAAAAAGTTATAAAGTTGGAGTTTCTGCGAACTTTCACACATTTTGCGCACACTTATTGTTACATATATACTGATAATGTGCGCAAAATATCCATTTGGGTAGTAGTTAGTAGGGGGTCTGAGCTACGCTCTCCGTAAGTTCATTAAATAAAAAAAAGTTAGAAGATTATCCTGCATTCATGCTTCTAAAAGTGCGTTTTATCAGTAAATCACTACCATAAAATCCTTATTGCAAGGTTGTTGGGTGAAACTGGATTCCTTTTCCAGTTACCTTTTATTTTTGTAGCCCTTTTCAAGTAAAGTCGGCGACGATTGTCTGCTTCTTGGGGCGTTATTTTGCCCTGACTTTCCATGTAGGAATAAAGAATGTAGTCATTATAATCCTTGTTCCCAAATTTCACGCCATCATAGGACAACTTATGCACCCCATCGTTTGCGAGTATCAGTAAATCAGGATCATATCCTGCTTCTTTGGCGCGCATCTTTGCGACAGATAAGTAGAGTTTTTTATCCATGTGTATATATATAATGAAGAACGAAAATAATATTGACTACGACACGGATTTAGAAATCCTCTTAAAAGAGAATGCGGAAGAGTGCGAGTCGCTTTCGCTTCTTCATCGTTTGAGTTATGAAAAATACAACACATATTCTAACATTATCAACGTCCCAGTTATTATCTTATCAAGCGCAATTGGGTTTGCAACTGGAATAGAAATCGGCTATGATAAGATCAACATCGTTCTCGGAGTTGGAAGCATCTTTGTCGGAATTATCAAATCTATTGATTCTTATTTTGCACTACCTAAAAGGGCCGAAGGCCATCGCCTTTGTTCTCTTCAGTATGCACAATTCAATAAGAGAATCGCGGTAGAGTTGGCGCTCAAACGGGAACAACGTCAGAATCCAAAGGATATGCTTTCAGTCATTAAAACAGACATGAAGAATTTGGCGGATATAGCCCCCCTAATTGATGATGATATAATACAGAAATTCCGTGTAAGATATGAACAACCTGGCGGCCACTTTGCAACCCATACCGCGAACATTACGAATGGATTGTCGCCTGTGATGATAAATGGTGTGGCGGACGCCGTAGCTAATCGGCGGAATTCGCTTGATAAGGCGAATAATTCCGTAAATGAAATAGTGCCGCACACGAAGACGCCGGAAGCGGTTTATGCAGCGGAAAACGTGGTAATAGAAAAAAATGGACATGAGCATAACCAGTCAGGAGATGGTGGCGCCGTGATCGTGGATATTGACGGGGTGGAAGGCGCCATGATGTAGGTTCGGTGTCTCAGCAAAACACGGAGGACCGGAGCTCTTTCCAAAAGGTGCGCAAAATTTCGGGTGGAAGTAACCGGAGGTGTGCGCAAAATTCACGAAAGTTCCCAAAAACTCCCACTTTATAACTTTTTAAACGCCTGCTCCAGCTCCGATGCTCCACACCCCTCCGCCTCGGAATCATCGGAATCATCGGAATCTTCGTAGTCCCAATCTCTGGCCTTGCATTTCTCGGCGCATTCGTTGCAAACCGGGATTCTATCATTCCCTTCCCACCGCTCGCCATCAATTCTGAACTCATCTACCATGTCAATCTCGCCATAACACCATTCTCTACAAACCTTGCAACCCAATCCGAAAATTTGGACCTCTTCTTCAAAATCACAATTTCTGCCGTAATCTCGCCTTGCGGCGTGAAAACGATCTTTCCATCTTTGAGCTTTTTGTTTCATTTTGCAGAGTAACTCTTGGAGTTCATGATAGTCAGGTTCTCTGTTTTCAAATCTGAGCTTTTCCTTTTTTTTTATATGATACGCGGCAACTGCTTTCTCTCTTTCGGTCGGTGATTTCTTCTTGATGATAATCTTCGGCATGTCTGAATCTGCAGAAAGAAGATATAGATTTCAAATTTTCAATTTACTTTTTTTACGCCCAAAAAATCCAAAAAAATTGAAAAAAAAAAGTGTGAGTTTAGAATAAATGATCGGGTGGATTTTGTATTATGTTTTACCTAATTTTAGTGATATTGTGGTATATATCGCTATTAAAGCTTTGGTGAATCGGCTTTCTTAGCTGCTTTTTTTTCCTCACAAGGAGCACAAACGCAACCTTGCGCAAGAGGTCCTTTATACTTGAGATACAGACGATGATGCTCTTCTTGTGGAAGATCATTCAGCGTCTTCATGCAGTCCCAAGTGGTAGGGTGATGGATTATCTCCATGATGGTTTCAATTGGAAGTCCAAATTGCGCCGACAATTCTGCATATTGAGTCGCACGATTTCCAAAAAGATACAAATAGCACCACCGAATTTCTGTTTTGAGGTCTTCATCTTCCACGATTTCTGCAGAGACGATCTCTCCTTTTCTGAATTTTTCCCAGAATGCCTTGTCTCTTCTGGCCTGCTCCTCTGGACTTCTCTGCTCCATCTCAGCTTTGGCCAAAGCCAACTGCTCAGCTGCAATTTCGTCCCACGCGTCCTGATGTTCCTGAGTCATGACGATTTCAAATTCCTTGTATAAACTGGCTTGCATTCCACGATGTTTTGATGCGATGCAATTCACCATAAGTGATCAATTCATTTCAATTTTTTATTGAAAAACTTATTTATCGTTAAAAAGTTTAAAAAAAAATATAGTAATAATGTATAAACATTTAGGAATAATGCCGACGAAGGATAAAACGAAACCGATGGATTATGCCGACTTCAGACGGCAGGTTGAAGCGTTCAAAGAGCTTCTTGGGTTCGCGCAAAAAGGACATGTTGAGTTACTCATTCTTGATTTGATTAACGAACACAGCCCTAATTTTATGCACTACAAGGCGCTTGAGATGATTGAGGAAGGGGACTTTGATGAGGAGTTGAATGTTAGGGGACACTTTAAGCGTCTTCTTTGGGACGAAGTGATTGAGGAGAATCACGCATTAAGCAAGAAAGTCGTCTTCAAGACCGATGAAGAGATCATAGAAGAACTCAATAAATCCTCCTTTTTAGAAATGCACCCAAATTTTGTGCCGATGAAGCCGGGTGCAACACAGGAGTTTTTTGATAAGCAGATGGAAAACTGGGGAAAACAAACGGAAATCATGACGAGCATCGTGGAACACCCCGACCCAGAAGATTTTCAAAAGAATTATTAATATAATATGTATCAGGTGATATACTGATACACATTATAATTTAGCGGCAACCAAAAGTGATTTTGCCTGGAAGTGCTATGGTGACATTCGGGTTAGGGCATATCACAGGTAAGACCTTCTTTGCAACGTCTATGACGGGGCGGAGAGAAGGAAGCTTGAGTTTTTTAGCGTCGGGGGTTTCAAAATCCATTTTATAACATAGATCAATATTTTTTTTTGGGGATTAATCGGAATCGGATTCTGATTTGTCGCTGTCGCTGTCTTGGCTGTCTTCACCCATCGCATTTAGGAGCCAAATGCTGCGTTCCGTCATGCAAACCATCGGATAATTCCGGAAACAACAACACCAACGAGTTTTCATTTTTTTAATCATACGGATCTGTTTCTCGTCCAAACCAATATACTCTTTGCAAAGGTAGTTGATGCCCTTCATAGAACCGCTGCTTGGAAAAAACACCAGCTGGTGACTTTCGTTCAGGATACGCCGGGTGTCTTTCCCATTTGTTGCTAAATGATTTGTAAAAATTGCTGTAGTGCAAAAATGCCTTCCGATTTCTAAAACTTGGTTTGCAATTTTCAGGACTTCTTCGCGAACCTTTTTGTCGCTCAAAACATCTATGTCGTCAAAAATACAGCATGAATCTTGGAAATCCTCTGCAGACAAGGGGTCGCTAATGAGCTCTTTGCCGATTTTAATACGTTTTATACCTTTGATTTTATCAAGAACCTCGTCCTCGCTTAATGCACTAAAAATATAAATTGGATTGTCCGGATACTTCTTCCTGTATTGCACGAGATAGTTGCTCGTGAAAGTGGATTTACCTGAACCGGAAGGCCCGCAAATGTAAATGATCTCACGCTCCTTTTTTGTGTTGGGAACGATTTGAAACTTGGAGCCAACCGGTATATCAATCTTTTTGAATTTGCGTGTCACTTCCCCGCGCTCATTTTCATCAGCAACCGAAACTAATTTGCCCTTTAAAGTGCCGCCTTCAACAACTGCAAGGGGCCTTCCGATCTTGTCTAAATTAAGAGTAGCCATCGTGAGTTTATATATATACACAAAAAAAAATCATTAAATAATCTTAATTACGAATGTAATAATGCTAATTCATATTCCTATCATATCGGCTAAGCCATCTAATAACAAATCGGTAAGTTTTCCTTTGCCTTTCAATCGTTTCTTCTCTAAGAGTGACATGTTGCCTGAATGCAAGAATGCTTGCGTCTCCTTTTCAATCTGCGCGTCCAACATCTGAATCACAAGTTGCATCTGCTTTGAAGATCGGATTTTCACACCAATCGTATTCTCCAAATTCTTCAGATTTGCTTTGACTAAATTTTGGATAGAGAAGTCGTCGTAGTGTTCCAAGAGGAGCTCAATCGCTTTGAGGTTGGACGATAAACTATACTTGAAACCGGTTGAAGAATTGAAGAGCTTGGAAAGCTGAACAAGCTTTTCCTTTTTGCCCATGAGCTTATAAATGCTATACATACGCTTCAAGGACTTATAAACCTTGCCCTCCTTGTAGTAGCCGGCAAAGTCGGCGCCGATCTTTTGGACAAGAGTTCGGACGGCGGGCATGGGAGAGAATGAATAAATGCTGGATAATTCTGTAAAAAGATTAATACCACGAATAAAAATAACATAATCCACTTTGAGAAAATCCACTCTGGTTGCAGCGGCTACGAATTCGCCTTCATCAAAGTCGGTGTCATACCATTTCTGTTTGGAGCCATCTACATTTTGCAACTTGAATTCTATGAAGAACATGTCGCCTGCATCTTCCGCTCGGTTGAAGACGGCTTTCATGTGACGATACATTTCAGCCACATCGGTTACGGGGACGTCCTTTACGGCTGAAAAAAGATCAATATCGCTTGGGTAGAGTTGGGCCTGTTGTGATCCTGTTCCTAAAAGTTCAACTGGCGTCCCTTCGTCCCATCTGACCGCTTCCACGAAAACCCGTTGGTCATCGCTTACTTGTCGTTTTTGAGTAATGTCCATAGTGTTTATTATATATCTCTATAAAAAAATGTATATAATAAACCTTATTTATTCTTTGTAAGTCACCTTCTTCAATCTGCCGGTATTGACCTTGTAGTTTTCATCGCGCACACGGAATGGCGTTGGATCTTCATCGTGATCATGTGGCTTCTCTTCCTCCTCGTAGAATGCCTCAGCACCACCCTCAAACCTGTCGGTGTAGGGATCCAATTCTGCACCGCTGAACATGGGAATAAATTGTCCCTTCTGGCCGCCGCGAGGAGCAAACATGGATAGCGGCATACCCATCAAACGACGCTTCAATCCGCCTTCCATTTGGTCGTCCTCATCACCATCAACGCCGTAGCCGTGAATTGGCTGCTGATGGGCTACGGGAACATCTACGTCGTGATGATCCTTGCGACGCATAACTTCAGTATCCGTATCACGCAACTCATCACCACCTCTAAGACGATGCAAGCCGCTCACCAATTCCATATCAACGGGCATAATGCGCATACGCTGCGCGGCACCCTGCCTGTATCCGTATTTGTCCAGATTTGGCGCTGAAAAGGGCTCACGATGGCGATTTGGAATGCCGCCAGCTTCAGTTGCACCGAATCCAAAGAAGTTCTTTGCCTTGTCGCCGAAGGTTTGTTTGAGCGAGTCGGGCATGTGCTTCTGTAACGAGTCGGGGACTATCTTGCCTACGGCACGGCGAACATCGCTCATAGTGGGCATATTTTTTGAGATGGTGTCTGCCCAACCACTCGCGCTGTCTTTGACGGCGCTGTATGCACCCTTCGCCATGTCTTTCAGGGAATCAAAAATGCCGCTGCCTTCCATCTCTTCCATGAGGGCGCCGTCACGAATGTTGTGCTTTTTCATGAGCTTAAAAATCATGTCTGGCTCAATACCCGCTTTCATAAAGTGGGCGACATGTTTGGGATTCATCTTGGACGGGAACATGCCCTTTTTATCAACGAATGCTTTGAGTTCGGGAAGACCCATACCATGAAGTTCGCGCTGTCTGTCGGGTGCTCCATTTCGTGCTGCAAATGCTTCTCTCACTTGTCTCATACCATCTATTGCTTGTCTTGCAAAAGCAACCTTCTCGTTCTCTGTCTGAAACATTTGGTCCATTTGATCTCTTCGGCGCTGACCTAAGCTATCAAGTAGTGCTTGAACATCTGCAGGGGCTCTTGCTTTCAAAATGGCGCCTCTCTGTTGTTCTATTCCTTTGGCTGCGGCTACCAAACCTTCAAGCAGATCTTCTTGTTGTTGGTCTTGAATACCGAGTTGTGCCGCCACATTACGTCCTGTTGTCTCAAAATTAGCCATTTGGGCTACATTAGGTAAATCAACGGCGGCGGCTTGTCCTTGCTGTGCAGGGCCGGCTTGCTGCTGTCCAGCGGGTCCTCCTTGCTGTCCAGGTCGTGGTCGTGGTTGTCGTCCTGGTCCTACTGCAAACTGAGGATTGGCTGTCGTAAATCCAATAATTGCGGCTCCTATGTCATTACCGCTATAACTTCCGTTTCCAACATACATTATTTCAGCATTACGTTTATTTATTTTCGTGGCTTTTGCTACTTGTGGAGCACCAAAACGTGCTACACTAAAAATCTGTCTATCTGGAACGCGCCCTTGCATTTGTCGGGCATATAACTCTACGGCTTGACGGGCAGTTAAGCTGTTTGGATACGCAGATTGCAAACCGGGGAATCGTGCGGCTCTTTGTTGTCGTGCTTGTAATTGTTCAAGATCCGCTGCGGCTGCTTGACGTCTTCCTTGTTCTCCTGCGATGTCGGCGGCTGATTGGACTCCTGCTTGTGCTTGTTCCTGCATTTGTTGTGCGAGTGCTGCCTGCCTTTGCTGCAATTCTGCTTGTTGTGCTTGTTGAGCGGCAGCGGCAGCTTGAATTTCTTGTTGCCCTGCAGCAATATTTGCTCTAACGTTTTCTGCCTGCAAGTTGCCTGCAAGCGGATTTGCAACGAAAATTTCCCTAACATCATTCTCTCTGATGAAAAGGGATACATCAGATGCTGTAATAGGACGCAGATTCTCGTCGTCCAAAAATTCAGCCATAGTTCCCAAAAGGGCATACAAATACATAGATTGCTGTCTCATGAGTTCGTAAATCTGTTTTTCTTCTCCGCTTCTAATTCCTTGACCCGGGTCACGTGGTGCAGGGATACTCTCAAAAAATCTGGGATACAGGCCCTGAATCGTTACAATCAGATCTTTCAAAGGAGTCAAATAGGCGGAATAAATCTGTTCTTTTTGGCGATTATCGGTAGTCAAACCCGGCATGAATGTTTTAATAAACGCCATCATCTCGTTAAATGCAGCGAGCAATTCGGCTTTGCTGAAGAATTGCGTAGCAAGCGTCGCTTCTGTTCCACGCGTTCCACGCAAAGAATTAAGTTTTTTGGCTTGTGCTGCTCTGACTGCTGCTACGGCTTGCGCTTGACCTTGTGCTGCTGCTTGAACGACTGCTGGATCAATATCTAATTCTCCACCAAGAGAGGTAGTAAGAGCAGTAAATGTCTCCTGCTTCAATTGCAAGATTTGGTTGAGTTTCAGTATATACACCTGCAGCTTAAAAGCGGAACCAACATCTTTGGCGGTTGCTGGTTGTATGCTCTCCTTTTCTCTACTAACTTGCTGTTTCTCCAAATCAAACACTTTCTGAAACTGATTGCGGTTGTAGTTGCGCACTTCGTTCATCTCTTTCAGACGAACCACATCTGGAACTTTGCGTTCTTGTTTGGACAAGAGTCCTCGTAACTTATCCTTTGTGGGCATTAGTTTATGTATTTATCCAAGAAAAAAAAATACATAAACATCGCTAAATCAAATCAATTTATGGTCATTTCCATTATCGTATCAGTATATCATTTGCGATATGATGCAGCAGCGCGCTTGAGGGCGTCTTTGTAAGAGCACCCGTGCTTTTGCTGATATGCCTTGACGTGACTTATCCACGAAGATTTACCGCCGCCAACTTCGCGATCTGATTCACCAAGTCCGAAAAGCGGGGCAACATGCGCGGCCGTCTGTGCAACGTTTCCGATCGTTCCAATTAGATCGTTGAAAAAATCCCCGCCTTCCATTTCTCCTTCACTCTCTTCGTCGCTGTCGCTGTCTTGTCCCATTCCGGACATGGAAACGCCTACTTGGGTAGGAGGAGGTTGCAAGTAACCACCCTGCATCTTCTTTTTAGACGGCTTTCCAGCACCATTCGCCATACCGGCGATATTACCCATTTTGCCGTAGGAATAACGAGATGGCGTAGCATTTAGAGCAGGCATATCAGTAAGCCCACCGCCAGCCATCGGCTGATAAGCACCGCCGTCCATTTCACCGAGACCAAACAAGGGGGCAACATGCGCGGCCGTTTGTGCAACATTACCGATTGTTCCAATTAGGTCTCCGAAGAAATCCCCACCTGAGAGGCCGAGTCCGCACATCAAAGGAACAGCACCACCGCTGAGACCCCTGCCCTTTGACTTCATCATATTCGCCAATTCATGATGCATTTTAGCATCGGCAAGCGCCTTAAGAAACAACATTTTCTTTTCTGCCTTGCTGACTTTAGAAGGGTGTCTTCCACCCAAAAAGGCGGTTGCAAGTTTCTCAGACATCGCTTGCGGGGCAGGAGTTTTAAATGCGGGATCTTGCGCGCCATCTTCTATGGCTCCGCCGGACATGCCGAGTCCGAACAAACCGGCGATCTGTGACAATCCCGGAATGCCTAAATCGCTGATGGGTCCGCTTCCTTCCATACCCAAAAGAGCGGGCATTCCATAGGTTCCAGCTCCCCTACCTTGAAGTTGGGCAATTTTCATGGCGAGACGCTCATTCTCTCGGGACTGCTTGCTCTGTTTCTTCCTTCTGCCGCCGCTTTCACCAGCACCAAACTTGCCGGCAATCTGTGCAATCGGTTTAACCACATTAGCAACGGAATTAATACCGCTCAATAGGTCTCCGAAAAAATCCCCGCCTTCCATATCTTCACCTGCGCCTATGAAACCATCTTTGGCCTGTTCGGCTTCAATCTGTCGCCAACTGGGAGTGAAATTATCTCCAGTCATTCTTTCACCGCCTCGCAGTTTTCCTGAACCAGCCAATAATGCAGATCCTTTCTTGCTTCTTGGAACACGAGCCAACATTCGCCCGGTCTCTCCTTGTGGGGCCATGACATCGCTTAATTCTGCCCCGCGACGAACACCGCCGCTCATACCCATTCCTTTACTTCCTGTAACCTTGTTAAACTTGTCGTAAAGGTCTAAACTGGCGTTTGCAACCTGCCCTGCTTTGCTTAGTCCAGAAAGAACGTCATCAAAAAATCCCTGTCCTTTCAAACCACGTTGCCTAAAATCAACATCTTCCAAAACAGAAGCGTCTTTCCTGCGTTGTTTCTTACCGGCTCCGCCTTGATGGAGAGGCGTCTTAGCAGCATTCATCTTATCGTTGCCGATATTCGCTACATCTAAGCCCATAACCTTTCTTCGCAAAGAGCGGTTATACTCGTTGTCGTATGAAGTCATGATTGTTGTTTATAATATTATATAACAAAATAATATTATATTTTGATCTTAATTCCCTAAATCTGCAGCTCTATTTAATAACCCTGAAGATGCTTGGAAATCTTTGGCTTTCCGGAACCAGCCATACCCGAGCCCGCATTACCAGAGCCCGCCTGACCAGAACCTGCCTGACCAGAACCTGCCTGACCGGAGCCAGCAGCACCAGATCCAGCCAGACCCATACCCATCAAGTCCTTATAGCCGTCTTCCACGCCGCCACCAACCATGCGGACAACATCGCTCGCCTTGTAACCGGGCTGAGAAGAGGCAGCCAACACGTCGGAACGAGACAGAATTGCGGTATAAGTTTGTGAGGTCCCTCTTTCAAGAACGAATACACCTGTGTTTTGAGTGATAAGAACCAACTCCCATTCACCAGCGTTGTATTGAACATTTGAGAAGTTATTGATATCAACCTGAAACTGCAACTGGAACTGACCGATGCTGCCGGGGGCAAACACATCGTCAAGCTCAATATGCTTACCCATAGAAAGCACAAGAGGTGCGCCGGAAGTGGGAATCTGTCTGAGACCAGCAACGGCAACCTGAGCAGCAGAAGCAGCAGCGGACGCCTGACTCAAACCCGAAAATTCAGCCCAAGTAGCGTTGCTGCCTGACTCAACAGACATGCGCCACAAATCCCAAGTTGTCGCGGAACTCAAAAGACCGGCCTTGTTATTAAAATTAACCAAAATTCGGCTGATAGGAAAGAAGGCATCAGCGTCGTAAGGGGTCTGATTGGAAAGAACCTTGCGGGCAAAGATAATGAGGCGATCAGGAATGCTGTTAAGGGAAATGGTCTGAGATGCAAAGGAGGGGAGAACACCAGGAGCAATAGAAGCAGAACCGGCAACAGCGGGAGTGAGAGGAGTAGCAGCGGGAATAACCAGCTGACCAGAAGAAAGGTAGCGAGGATACTCAGCGAAGGGAACAACGTTGCGCGCGGGAACCAAGTCGGAGGGCTGGCGAGTGTAATACTGGATAAACAGCTGAGGAGTATCAAAGGCGTTGGGGGTAAGAAGATTGACCTGCAGGTTGATTGCTGCGGTGGTTGCACCTCCGATAGTGCGCTGAGCAGAACGAAGAATGCGGTTGGTAGAACCCACGTTTGCAACTATATTCATTACCTGAATTCCGTAAAAACCTTGGTTGTTATACTTAGGGTCGCTAAAGATTAGGGGTGACAGAAGGAGGGGCTCAATTGTCTCAAATTTGATGGTGATGGTCTTATCACCGGCGCCGGGGGTGTTTCCAGTAATAGACAGAATGCGAGCAACACCGCGTCCCTGATAGGACTCATCAGGAGACAGATCGTTAAAGGCACCAAGAGGGCTGTTGCTGGCGCCGACGGCATCGGCGTAGTTCCAGTAGGAGTCATAACCGACGGGGGCAGCGTTGTTGTAGCGCTCAGCTTCACGGCGGTCACCGAAACGAAGGAGAGCAAACATGACGTCCCTCATGTTCTGTGAAATAGTATTGTTGTTGATTGTCATTTGAATAGTATTGCAAAGTGACTGGAAGGGGTAGGGGCCAAGAGCTTCAGTAAGACCATAATTTACAAGAAGTTCATTAGCACCAACACCGGCAGGCAGAGTGCCCGTAACAACAAGGGAAATGGTGTTGCGGATCATGATGCGCCTGCTAAGAATCGTGGCCTCAGAAGGCGTTTGGATATTCCAGGTAACGCTGCTGTTGCTGTTAGAGATCGCAGTATATTTACCGGGAGTGATGTTTTGAGCACCTTTCACAACGGCATACTTGACGGAATCGGTGGTTGCGAGGACATCGTCAATAACCTTGACTTTGCTAAAATCTGCAGAGGACATGTTTTGGCTGTTATAACATATTATAACAAAAAAAATTCAGCAATCTTCGCAAATTGTCTTAATTGTTTGTTTTATGTTTGCCCTAAATATCGCAAACATAAACCGGTGGAGCATCGGAGATGGAGCTCTTAGATAAAAAGTTATAAAGTTGGCGTTTTCATGCACACCACGTTATTTTGCGCACACTTTTTGCCTAAATCGGTGGTATTCTAAGAAAATGGAACGATGTTGTTAAATACCTTCTTCCTAAACATTACCTTCAAAGTTGCACCACAACCATTTTGAAGATAAAAAGGGTGGGTCTGTCCAAAAATGTCTTTCCAGAACACCGAGATTTGAATCGCCTGAAGTGGAGCGTTGCTCTGCAAATCCAACAACCTATATTCTGCAACCGGCGAATAAAGAACGTTGGGTAGGTATTCATCGCCCCTTGTTAAAGGAACTTCTAAATCTGTGATTTGATTCTGAATGTTGTTGTTTCCTTGAGATTGGACGGCGGCGGTAGATGCACCAACAAAGATACGAGGCAGACCGATCAAAGATGGTAAAACAGGAAGCAAAGAAGTTGTGAATAATAAAGATGTAACGGGACACATGGTAGGACCGGTGCTATATAATTGTTCCATGGCTAAACCACCATTAAACCAATAAGGAGAAAGGATTGCTGCGTTGGGCGGTTTGTAAAGAGGAGCGTTTGCCTGAAGGTTGCTCGCCGCGCTATATCCTACATTTCGTCTATCATAGCAGCGAATAATGAATGCCTGAGGGGGATTGTATGAATTGAAAACATATTCAAAGCTGCTAAATAAAATGTGTAAAGGCGCGTTGAAAGAAAGAGTGCATTTTGCGGGATTTGCGGTAGTATATGGATTCCAATCGTATCCCTGATTGAATAATGCTTCAGGCAGCCAAATTGTCGCCTTATTTGTTTCGCTGTCCCAGGTCATGTAAGGAGGATTCAAATAGGTTGAAGGGGTAGGAGGTCCAGGAGGAAGAGGAAATGTTCCAGGAGCGGCAGCATTTACTGCAGTTATTAAATCAGCCCAAGCATTCGCTAATGTTTGGTTAATCATATTAATCCACCAGTAGAACGATTGAACCCAATAGTAATTCGTTGTTGCCTTATCAATCGTAAGAGGTGCAGTAGGTGGCCTAAATTCAGTCCTTGAATTCATTCCTACAGCGGTGCCGTGTGGTTTGTAAATAACTTGACGGGTTGCAGTAATACCAGGTGCAACTAATGCGGGAACTGAAGCATCAGTATAATTGAAAGACAAGCTATAAATGGTTACATTTGGGAAATCAGGTCCAGCGGTATTTTGTGCTAAATCAATCTGAGGAAGGAAGACGGGCAAGGATCCAGCAGTATCCACGCTAAAGCGGACAATACTCATGAAATACTCATTCGGATTTGCTAACACAGCAGAAGCTCTTACCTCTGTGAAAGAAAGCTCGCTTGGTGGAGCGCTTGTATCTTGCAAAGATTGGTTTGCGACTTCTAAGTCATAATAAAGGTGGGCCGGCGTAGCAGACATGTTAATTTGCTTATAGAATAGTATAACAAAATAATATTATGCCTTAATCTTATTAATTATTTACATTCTTACGGGGTGTATCAGCAAAACAATACCTACACTATTACAAAGGGGGTTTAAACTATTACAAAGGCGCCTAAAAGAGTAAAAATCTAACCATATTTGGATTATTACCATCAGTATTTGAACTATTTCAGTAAAATTTCCGGAAATTTTCCCGTATTATTGTAGTTTTATTAGATTTTTACGATACTATCTACATTATTACGTAATAATGCAACAAAAATGGTAAATAATATAAATTCGCTTGTAATAGTGTATTGTTTTACTGAGACAATACGCTATTAGAAAACTTTTTTTTCTCTCCTATATAAATGATCATGAAACCCGATACACAAGCATACCTTGATATGCATAAGGCACAGCTTCTGGAAATGAAACAGAAAGCGATTGACTCCATAAAATGTCAGAGGTCAATAAGGAAGATGTTCTATGACTGCCCATGTGGTGCAACGATTGGTTGCAAGCAGTTAGAGTATCACTTCATCAGCAGGAAACACCGGAAGGTATGCGGCGACCTTCCTGCTCCCGAGCATTCAAGCACACATTCAGAGAGTAGCAGTTCTTCCTCTGTGTCTTGATCAATTTAGGAACATATCCCTTATGCATCATCGCGATAATGAAACAACCATTAGATATGTATTTGTATTCTGTGTCGCTTCCCCCGTGTGTTTCCCTGTAGTGTTCCAACACATGCTTACCTGTATATGAGCTCATTCCCTTCTGCTGCCCCGATGTTTTATAAAACACCTTTGGAATCTCCTTAATGGCCTGCTTAATGTTCTTCAA